CATTACTTCTTCCCCGAATATAGGAGGACCAACTTCAAGTGGTGGACATTCTCATACAATAACAGGGACAGGTTTTCAAACTGATTTATATCAAAATTATATTTTAATAAAAGCTCAGCAGCAAACCTCCTTAATTCCAAATGGCGGAAGGCTTCTTTCACATCTAGATTTGTCGACAAATTTAAATAATGTAGATAATACTATAAATAGATTTTTAATGTCCAATGCCACCGCAGGAGGAACTGGTGGCAGTGCCTCAATTTCAATTAATTGTACAACAAATACAGTAGGCGATCATTCCCATGGCAATACTGGATTTGGAGGATTATCGGCAGGAGGTGTTCCTTATGGAACTTTCGCAGCTGGTTCTCATTCTCATGTAATAACTATGCTAGGAACTTTGGCTACAAAACAAAAATATCTTGCTTGTTGGAATAAAGCAGCTCAGGCTTTTTCATTAGTAAAAAATGGAATTGGAATGTGGGAAAGTTTAAGTATCCCAACTGGTTGGGGTTTATGTGATGGCACACAAGGAACTCCAGATATGCGTGATTTTTTTCTTCGTATTGGTGACCTAAGTACAATGAACACATAATCATGCGGCAGGAACAAGTTCAGCAGCAGCAACTAACTGGCATATTAATAGTATCAGCCATTCACATACTGCTTCGCAAGTGCTATCAGCCATACAAAGTTATTGTGCATTATCATTTATAATGAAATTATAAAAGGAGAATAAAATGATTACAGTAGAAAAACATCAGGTTGTATATGATCCTGAGGATGGTAGACCTGCAAAAATATGGGGTAATAGAAAAACATTTCCTTTCGTCAATGAAATCGCAAAGGTTCAGATGGCATCTATTGAACATGATAGAAAACTTTATCATCTCGTCTATAATTCCGCACCTTCAAATGTTGTTGTAGTTAATTCACCAGATGAATTGGATATGAACGGAAAATTGATAGCTCCTGAACTTGATTTTCTTGATAAGAATATTAAAGCAATTGAGTCAGCGGCATATCCAAAACCTACTTTATCTGATGTCAAAATTGAAAAGAAAAGGAAATTGTTAGAGGATTTCAATAACTCATTTGTTGCAGGGTATATAACCTCTAATGGAATTACCATGGATGCTTTTCATCAAGATTTGATAATGTTGGATAGTGGATATCAGTTGGCAACACGTAGTGGGGCAAAAACTTTAATAATTCGAGATTTCAACAATGTAAACCATGTTCTACCTCTCGCTGATGTAGATACTATGATTATAGAACTTGGACAAAATTGGCAGACACAATTACAAAGATTATGGGCTGCGAAAGATAAAATTAACAAAGCAAGAACAAAAACTAGCATTGATAAAATTATTCTATAATTTATAAGTTTAAAGGAATAAATTATGGCTGGAAAACATAATATAATAATTGAACAAGGTTCATCCTTTGATGGTTTGGATTTAACTATTGATTCTGATGGAACTCCTATTGATTTGACAGGATATTCTTTTGCCGGATCAATAAAATCGAGTTTTTATAGTTCTGCTATCATGGCTACATTTGTTGTTAATATAATAGATCCTATCAATGGAGTAGTATCTTTAACATTACCTAATTCTGTTACACAAACTTTATCACCAGGTTCTGCTATTTATGATGTGGAGATGACCGATACAACAGGAAAAGTTACGAGATTATTGGAAGGCAGGGTTACTATCACTCCTGAAATAACAATATGAGTATTAATGTTACAATAGCAGCTTCAAAAATTGGTGTTACTTTGAATCAAATAAATACTAAGGTATTAGTTTCGTCTAATTGGAGTACACAAGTTATTACCGTTCATGAAGGAATTCAAGGAGAAAAAGGGAATGTTGGCCCGTCCGGATTGCCATCAGGTGGAAATTCAGGTGAAGTTTTAATTAAACAAAGTGCAGCCCTCGGAGATGTATCATGGGGACAAAATTTTATTGATATAGCAAATCAAAATCTAGATGGTGGGTATTTTTAGGAGAAGTAAATGGCAAATGTAATTCAAATTAAACGTTCGGCAGTAACTGCAAGCCCGCCAACGTTGGCGGTTGGGGAATTAGCATATTCCGAAAAATTAGGTTCCAAGATACTTTATATAGGCATCTCAGGTAATGCTATTGAAGCGATTGGAGGCAAAGACCTCTTTGATAAAGTAGCTGGTATTGAAATTGGAGCTACAGCGGATCAAACAGGTGCAGAAATTAAAGTCCTTTATGAAGGTGAACTTGATACAAATGCTTTAACTGATGCTTTGTTAACCAAATTAAACGGAATAGCATCTGGAGCTGATGTCACAGATGCAGCAAGTGTTGCAGCTGCTGGCGCAGTAATGGAAAGTGATATTTCCACAGCTTTGATGGGGTTTGTTGTTAATGAAGCTGATTTGGTTTCTAATTCCGCGACTAAAATTCCTACCCAACAATCTGTTAAAACATACGTAGATAATAAACTTGTATCTTCTATTGCGTATCAGGGAAGTTATGATGCGGCTACTAATACTCCTAATCTTGATGCTGCGTCACCAGTGGCTATCTCAAAGGGTGATATGTATACTGTAACAGTTGCAGGAACATTCTTTACAACAGCCGTTGAAGTAGGTGATGTTCTTATTGCTGAGGTTTCAAGTGCTACTTTAGAAACTGAATGGACAATAGTCAATAAAAATCTTAATGACGCTAGTATAAAAGTTGCTTATGAAAATAATGCTAATACAAACGCATTTACTGATGCATTGCTTACAAAATTAAATGCAATTGAAGCGGGAGCAACAGCAGATCAAACTGGTGCAGAAATTAAAGCATTATATGAAGCAGAATTAGATACAAATGCTTTTACAGATGCTCTATTAACTAAATTAAATGGAATAGCCGCAGGTGCTACGGCTAACAGTTCGGATGCTACTTTATTAAATAGAGCTAATCATACAGGAACGCAACCATTTAATACTCTTAGTGACTATGTTAACATGCCCTTAGATGGTGGTACATTCTAAATGGCAAATGTAATAAAACATAAAACAAATGGAGTAGCATCTGTCAAACCCTTAGCCGGAGATATTAGTTTAGGCGAACTAGCAATAAATACTGCTGACGGTTTAATCTTCTTAAAGAAAATAGATGGTACTATTGTAGAGGTTGGGGCAGGAGGAGCAAGTATTTTTATAGGGGCAACAGCGCCTGCAGACCCGGCTACAACACCTCTGTGGTTAGATACCTCAGGAAATTCAGAAATATTTTATGTTTATGATGGTTCTTCATGGATTGATGTTACAGCCGCAGCAGGTGGAGGAGGAGGTATAGGAGACATGCTAGCCGCTAACAATCTATCCGATTTACTAGATGTTGCAGCAGCTAGAACGAATCTTAATGTTGATATAGCTGGAAATGCTGCCGCAATGGCAATCGCTCTAGGATAAGAAGAATATAAATGGCATTTAATCGAAAACTCACCGCAGGTATTGGTACAGGAGCCACAGTTGTTACGAACACTGTAGCTGCCAACACTACTCACACTATTCACGGACTTACCTTAGCGAATGTTACAGTCTCTAGTGTAGCAGCTACAGTAACTATGACTGATGGTACAACCACAGTGAACATTGTCAAGGCAATATCTATTCCAGCAGGCGACTCTCTGGGCGTAATGGGTATGGATTTCAAACATAACTTGATAACAGGAGACTCTATTAGCGTAGTGTCTGACACAGCCGCGTCTATTGATGTTCTGTGCAGCTATCTGGAGCAATAAGACATGGCCCTCGATAGGATAGCCACAGGGATGACCGACTCCGCAGGAATTGCTGTAGGCACGGTCATCTCCCATGCAACATCAGCAAGTCCAGCTGGGTACTTAAAATGCAATGGGGCAGCGGTCAGCCGAACAGCGTATGCGGATCTGTTCACCTCAATCGGTACGGCGTTCGGAGCAGGTGACGGCACGACAACCTTTAACGTTCCAGATCTCCGTGGCGAGTTCATTCGAGGGTTTGATGATGGGGCAGGCGTGGATAGTGGGCGCGCTTTTGCGACCAACCAAGCAGAAACAATGATAGCTACGCGTGTGGTCGCCGGCTGGTCTATTAATTCGATGAATGTGGATTCCTCCCTAGTTTCCGGAACGGTAGCACGGCACAGCGGGACAACGAGCGCGCCTGTTTCCGCTGTGTATGTTGGCGTTCGGCCACGCAATGTCGCTATGTCATATTGGATTAAGTTCTAGGAGAAATAATGGATATATATCACTATGATCGCCTAACTGGCGTATTGACAGGTCAATCAGTGGCAGACCTTGATCCAATCGAAGGCAAACCTTTGGTTCCCGCTCATGCTACAGCTACAAAGCCTCCTGTGAAAAAAGCCGGTCATGCATTGGTTTTTCATGCGGCCAAAGCCACATGGAGAAACGTGCCGGACAATCGCGGCAAAGTATATTCTAAGGTTGATGGCGCAGAGGCTGAGCATCTCGACTTAGGAGACTTACCGGCAGATAAAACTAACATAAAGCCTTTGGATGACTTACAAATGTGGTCAGACGACAAGGGCTGGGTTCCCGATAATAAGAAAAGACGCTGAAAACGACAATGATGAGTCACTAGATGGTATCATACGTAGGATCAAATATATCGAGAAGTCAATGGGTATTAAGAAATGAGCTTCCTCTCAGGCAAAAAAGGCAATCCAGTAGGCTCTCGCAAGCATTACACGGCTACAGGTGATGGTACTAAAGTAGCCTTCACTGCGGCTGACTTCTCTCCATCGGGCTTCACATATACACAGGGTGCGAACATTCTTGATGTGCATGTAGGTAGTGTATTCCAAGACAACTATGCAGAGACAGACAACACTACTATTACATTCACAGAGGCTCCCGCATCAGGCGTAGTTGTTGCTGTCACAGTATTTTCCACATTGCCTGTTGCCGACGCTATCCCTACTTCAGGCGGTACATTCGTTGGTCTCGTAACACAGGCTCCTGCTGTAGATATTATAGCCGCTGCTACAACAGACTTAACCGCAGCAACAGGTAATACAATTCGTCTGACAGGCGTAGGTCCAGTATCTACATTTACTATGAATGCTGGGCAACAAATGGTTGCTATATG